TTATAATAATCTTCATTATCAGTGTTTGATCGTTGGATTAATTTATCCCCTGATAAAACTGGTATATCCTCTGATCTGAATCGAACTGTATAAACACTACCATCATAATTTAAAACATACGTGGCTCCACCAATATTCGCCAAAACTTTCAATTCGTTTAAAATGGAATATGTCAACCACCCCCAATCATCCCCGCCAATTAAGGTTTTATCCCTAAAAGAAACTTCTTGTTCAAAAACTATTACAGACCCATCATTTGCGGTTTGTACTTCTCCTTTAATATCGGTATTAAAATCGTCAAGGAAGACCAACCCTGTAATATCAACCCCTTCTAAAGTAATACTCATTTTTAATTAACTCCCATAAGTGATGTTCTTGTTAACTGCTGATTTAATTCCGATAAAACACTTCTATGAACAATTGCAGGGAATTTAACAGCCCCAGAATTAATATTAACCTTGCCGAAATTAGCCAATGGGGATGGGGATGTATAAGCACTTTTTGATTGGGACGTTAATTGGCCAATTGGACCACCAGTTGAGAATTTGGGTAAAGTCATACTATTTAACATCGACATAAACCGATCTCCATATTTCCTAACGGCAAATTTATTTATCATCCATTCACCATCTTCTCCAAGAATTGGTCGTCGATCACCACCACCAAATCCAGGTAATCGTCCCCCAGTGGCCATCCCCGCCGAGTCTGAACTTCCTTCTGTAACAAATTTGGTAGTTATCGTAACCGTTTTATCCTTTAGTTTGGAAATTTCATCCTGTAATTCAGTAACATCATTTAATCCCAACACCTTTGCTAATACATCCAAAACAGTTTCCTGCATACTATCTAATAATACGGTGGTTTCCAAAACTTCTGAATTATCCATATCCACTTTTAATTCATTACCAGTGGAATCATCCACAGCATCAGATAACATACCTAAAGATCCAATGAACTCATCAAAGGACATATCTAATTCTTCATCGGTTACGGATGCATAATCACGTACATCCTTTTTCGCACTTTCAAATTTATCATGGATTGCATTTTTTTCAGCAACAATGTTATTTATTTCAGCAACATTACGAGCATTATCAATACTCTCTTGTTCCTTAGCTTTTTGCTCTGCCACTGGATTAGATTCCAAATTATCAAGATATTGTTGAGCTAATTGTACTTTCTTTCTATAAAGCTCCAATTCCCTATTTAAATTTGCCATTTCCTTAGTGTGTCTCATTGTTTCTAATTGAGCAATTTTATCAATGGCAGTTTTAGCATTCTTTACTTTTAAATCATAATCCTTTTTTGAATCCGCTAATTTTCGAGCTGCTTTAGCAACTTCTTCCTCTTTCTTTTTTAAGAGGTCCAATTCTTTTAATTCAGCTTCAACATTTCGAGCTTTTTTTAATCCCGACAGAGCTGATCTTAAAACATTGACAGCAGTACGTTCATTTTTCAAACCCTGACCCAAATTTTCTGCCTGTTTTAATAATTCAACACCCCGTTTTAATTTTTCAGAATCCTTAGTTTTCTCAGCATCCGCTATCAATAACGAACCTTTGGTAAGCATCCTATTTGCAGCTAATTGATCACTTGCATCTTTTTGGGCATCAGTTTTTCCACGATTCTTTACGGTTCTAATTTTTTCTTCTGTGGAAGATTCCAATGATAAAATATCCGAAGCAGCGGATTGTCTATTTTTAACTATTTCATTATTAATATCCTCAATTTTTTTCTGTAATGCCCTTTCAATATTCTCACGCTTTTTTGCATAAGATATATCTATAGCCTCAAGTTTAAGAGTGGCTTTTTCTTTACTATTTTGAGTCTTTTGGAAATTTTTCTCTTGCTCATTCCGAACTTTAGTATCAAGTTTTTCAATCTTCTCACGGGAAGTAAATACAACTTTATTATACTCGTTAACAAATTTAGCTCTTGATTTATAATAAGCTTCCTCTGCTTGTAAAACAATTTTTTGACGTTTAACATATTCTTCTGGATTATCTAATTTGTTAATTTTTTCAAAATAGTTGAGAGCATTGGTATACGATTTAGCATAAAAATCAACTGTGGCCTGTAATTTTTTATCGTTAGCTTGTTCATTTGTTAATTCACCTTTTGCTTCCAATGCGGCGATATCAGCGTAATGTTTAGATAATAAAGATTCCCTTTTTTGTAATTCAGTCTTATATACGGCTAATTGATCCTCAACACTAACACCGCCCCCACCGGCACGTATATCCTTAATGCGTCTTTCAGATGCCCTTATGATTTCCTGTTTTCTACGTTCTAATAATAACTCTTGACCAACTAAAGTTTGATTCGCTTTTTCGATAAGATTTTTTCTATTATCCAATTCAAACATCAAAGCTTTAACTCGTTGATCCGCAGAATTTTTTGCAGAATCAGCATCTACTTTAGCTGCTTGATTTCTTAAAACATTTTCTAATTTAAGGAATTTTTTAGTTGCCGCAAGACGTTCCGTCCCTTTAGCTGTTCGCAATTCTTCTGCATATAAAGCTTTGATCGAAGCTAAATTTTTAACTAATTCGGCACGTTTGATCGCCGATTCCCTAATTTGTTCCTCTTGACCAGCTTTAAACACACCAACCAACTCCTGATTAGCATCTATAAAATCAACAAGGGAATTTGTATCTAAATCCTTAGCCCACTTTTCAATAATATTAGTAATGTCCCCTTCGTTTATTTTTTTAAATTTGATAAATTTAGCCGTTAAAGCTTCCAAAATTGGACCGGAATACTTTAAACGTTCAGCCAAAGCAGTAAACCCCTCCACAGTACTTCGTACATCCACTTGACCGGAATTACGTAAATTCTGAAATACGTTATCCGTTGTTTCCTTTAAATTATCATATTCCGCAATTAAAGCTTTATTTGTGGCACTTAAATTTTTGGATTTTCTATCTAAACTAATAACATGTTCCTCTAATTCTTTAAAACCGGCAGAACCATCTCTTAATTTCTTAACTAATTCTGTTGCATCAACAGCCTGTCTATGGAACACATCGGCAGCACCAAACCCACGATCAAATAAAATAACAACTTCCTGAAATGACTCCTTTAAAATCCTAATTCCGGACGCATATTTAGTCATAGAATCCGTAAAAGATTGATTTGCTAATTTAGCAGCTTTGGATAATTTATCAAATTCCAATTTTTGTAATAACTGTTGATATTCCTTTAAAGCTTTTCCGTTATCAGTAATGGATTTGGTTAATGGAGAAATCGATGAGACTACTTTAGCAGCTTGTTCCGCAGCTTCACCATACCCCTTGGCAACTTTTAGTAACTGCTCCCTCAATGACATTGTTTTAGTTTCAAGTTGTTTGGACCCTTCTGATAATCCAACAATACTGACATAGTAATCCGTTACTTGTTTTGAAAGATTCTTAAATTCCGATGCCAAAACTAATAAATCTCCAGCCGATTGTTGCATGGAAGAACTAACTGTATACATTATAACCCCAATTAAGGCTAAAGCAGCACCAATTGGACCAAGTGATAATAAAAAACCATTAAAAGTAGCAGTGGCTTTTATAACCACTGCAATCAATGAAGTAAAAGCTGCTTGCAATGACACAAATACAGCCGTTCCGGCAATAATTTCAAAAGCTACAAATACGGTACTCAGTGCTGCAATAGCAGCAACCAAAACTCCAATAGACGTAACTAAACCACCAATTGGAGTACCAGCTAAAAGAATAAATGAATCCACCACAAAACGAGCAGCGTCCACAACAAGTTTAAATGCGGTTGCAATGCCACCCTTACCAAGAGCGATTGCCAAAACGCCTAACTTATCCTTTAAATTCTTAAAAGAAATCCCAAGACCTTCCATTTGTTTTGCAGCTTGGGCAGCAGCAGTACCACTACGTGAAACTAAATCCAACATATTATCAAATTGGCTTGAAGAGGATGTTAAAGCCAAAAGGGAAGCAGCCCCACGTTTACCAAATAAATCGAATGCAGTGCCTGTATCTTTTATAACTAAACGTAAATTATCAAGGACACTACCTAAATCATTGCTTTCAGGACTTAAATCTCGTAATGAAACTCCTACTGCATCGGCAGCAGCTTTTAATTTTTTGGATGGATCAACTAATTCTGCAAAAACCCTACGTAAACCGGTACCAATCGTACTTGCCCTTATACCTGAATTCGCTAATGTTCCCATCGCAGCCGATAATTCTTGAAATGATACCCCAGATTCTTTTGCAATTGGACCAACAAAATTCATTGCTGTACGTAATTTATCAATTGTTAATTTGGATTTATTTACGGCATTTGCAAAAACATCCACAACCTCAGTGGATCGAGAAGCATCAATATCAAAAACTCTCATAGCAGTCGTAACAAGATCAACGGTTGTTGCCATGGAAGATAATGTACCGGTAGCAAGATCCGAAACGGCTTGCATAGTTTGGATAGCTTCACTTGCACTAAAACCAGATTGTCCAATAACACGCATACCCTCGGCAACTTCGGCAGCAGAAAACTTTGTTTTGGATGCAACATCTAAAATCGTAACACCCATTTGAGCAACTTCATTATCCGTTGCTCCAGTTATGGCTTGTAAATCTTTTAATGCCTGATCGTATTCAATTATGGATTGGGTAGCTCCAATAACGGCAGCTTTGACTTGCAACAATGCTTCGGAAATTGAACGAAATTCCAAAACAGTTCGGACTTTATCACTAAAAGTACGTAGTTGTAAACCGGATTTATGAGCTGCATTACCAACCTGTCCAAATGCATCAGCAGCTTTCTTTGCAGATATCCCGGCTCGACCTAAAACTCCTTGAATAGCCCGTAAATCCTTAGCAAACGTAGTGAAGGATTTTAATGACCCCCGTTTACTTAATTGGGATAAAGACGTATTTAATTCCAGAATCTTTTTGGATAAAGCTTTAATATCCAAATCAACCAGACCTTTTAAACCAGTAGCCATCTGTTTTACATTAGGTAAAGTTATCCCTTTTAACCGTTCCAAAGCTAAAACAATAGATGTTATTTTTAGATTAAACCCACTAAGTTTAATCTTCATAAGCAATTCAAGTCCTTTAGCGACTTGAAGTATATTGGGCACAGAAATTTTATTAAAGTGTTTTAATGCATTTGTGACAGATGTTATTTTTAGATTAAACCCACTAAATTTAGTCTTCATGAGCAATTCAAGCCCTTGAGCGACTTGAAGTATATTGGGCACCTTAATCTCACTTAATTTAGCAAGGGAGGTAACTGTAGACGTAAGGGATTTTGGTGCACTTATTTTACTGATTTTGGATAAACTATCGGCAACTTCACTTAAATTTACAGCCTTTATATTTTGCAGACGTTCCAAAGCTGTTGCCAATCTTGCAAAACTTGGAGGCGTTTTAATTTTAGCCAAGGATTTTTGGAATTTATTAAGTGCTGTAGTAGTTTGATTAACAGCCGTTTTTATACCATTAAAGGCTTGTGTTAATTCATCTATCTTTTTGAGATCGATACCGACAACTTTAAAAGCTATCTCAACAGTTTGTTTTGTCTCTGGCATTTTATTTCCTTCCCGACATAAAGTTTGCTAATTTGCTCCAATCTTTGTTGACTTCTGCAACTGATGGCTCAACCTTCTTTTGCGGTTTGATCCCAAAGTTTTTTAAAACGTCTTTTAGTCCTTCATAAGCTAAATTATTTCCCATCCATAAATTTGATATATTTTCAGCTTTACTTTCTCGTTCCATTAAGATAACTGTTTTATAAAAAATACCTATTTCGGATAATGTATACTTTTTAATGCTCAACCACGAATGTCCATTTGCAACCAAAGTTTGTATTGCAAACGTTATTTCTGAGTTTTCTTCTTCCTCACTGGCACCTCTTTTTGAAGAAATTTCCCGGTCAAGCTCTTGAAGTTTTTTTCCAATTCCTCTTTTGATTTTAAATTAACTTCCAGAACTTTGTCAAGAATCTTTACAATGGCCTCAAGGGGTAATGCCTTTAAATCAGCAGAATCCACATTTGCGGCTTCTTCCAATACATCCGTAAAATTCTCCACAATTGTGACAGCCAACTTAAAAATATTGGCATGTTCATTATAATTTTCCCATGTAACACCGAGTTCGGATAAAATAACTCCTACTCCCTTTAGCTTCTTGGAAAGTGTAGCAATTTGTTCAATATTTAAAGGCCGTATTAATATAGATGTACCTCCAATATCAAGAGGTTCTCCGGGGAATAAAGTATCAAGGTCAATTGACAAGGACTGTCTTTGAATCGTCATTTTTCTTTCCTTCTTTTTGTCGAACGTTTTAAAAACTTGGAGGGTTTAGTTCTTTGGGTCAACCCCCCAAGTACAGATTAAAATATTAGGTTATTAGGTTAATGCTTGATTCATTCGTATTGCCATATATGGATTCTGTGGATGATTTGTCTCATCTTTCAGAATTTCACCTGCAAACTCCATTGTTGACCAATCATCCCCAATCAAAGCAGTATCACCGGAAGGAGTGAGCGAAACAGACCAAACTTCCAATTCCTGCTGATTACCGGCAGGATTATCAGAAACAAATCTGAGTCTACCAATAACCTGTGTATTTGCAAAAGCCTTGATCATAGTATAAGTCAAAGCGGCATATCCATAAGTTACATGAACAGTTTCACCATCAGTTACAGTACCACCGGAGAGAAATTTAATACGACCAATTTTCTCATCACTCAAAGTAGCATCAATTTTATAATCAGTTCCTTCAACGTAGGTTACTGTGTCAGCATCATCCTGCACAAGAACAACAGGAGTTGTTGCGTAAATAGTTCCACCAGTAAGGGAATTAACAACGGCAGCTCCCGTGCCACTTCCAGTGATAACTTCATCATCGACATAAGAAGTGTCATTGGTTAATGCAAGTACAAGAGTTCCCGAAGTAGAATCGCCGGTAATTGACACAACAATACCTACAGCTCCACCGGCACCAGTTACCGTTTCACCCAATACAAAAATTACTGAACCCCCATCATACGGAAGAGTCCAAGAGGATACTCCTCTAAACTCAAGATCAGTACGCATATCAAGATTTGCCGTGATTGCTTCTGCGACAACATTACCGAGAAACTGAGTCTCAGTGGATGCATCGCCCAAAGTAAGCAATGCCATATTTTCTTTGTTAACTTCATCAAGAGTAAATGTAAGTCCCGGGGTAATCTGGGAAATAATTTCCTTGTCCTTTGCTCGTAAACCACCACGTGAACTGTAATGATCCAATTTCTCAAGAGCAATAGTGAATGTAAAAGCCGGGGCATTCCCTAAATCACGTTCTCCCTGATAAACACTGGAGACAAGTTGATCAAAGAATACAACTCCTTTTCCTAATGTGTAATTGTCTGGATGTGGGGCTATAGCCATTTTTAAATCCTCCTTAAAATATTATAATTATAAACCGTCATCGACATAAACTAAATCTAAAACTAACCGCATTGCTAAAATATCAGGTAATCCGTATCCAACCGGACCCTCAGTTCTGTTTTCGGATATAGATACATTATGCACAATACGCGCATTATACATTATTGGATCAGAACCAATTACAGCAAAAACAGATTGCCGCATATTACGGAACATTGTTTTTATATCCGAATCTTTGGTTGTAACTAATTCAAGAATAACTTCTAAAACTCTACGTGCTGGGTAGCCTGTATTGTTACGCTGGGTTTGGCGTATGACATTATCAGTACCTTCCAACATAAAAATACAAGGCATATCGGAATCTTGAATCGGTGATGTAGGAGTACGTTTAAATGTCAATACTCCAATATCCGTCCTACGATCTTTAATACGTTCATAAATTTCGTTTAATCCCAATTCACGATTAATCATAACATGGCCTTTACTACCTCATCAGAAAGATTAATGGTTAATTTATCCAATAAATCTTTATCGGAAATAACCTTACTTACAGCCCCGCCAACAGTTTTGTCATGTCCAGGGTCTAAACCCCCTGCCCACACTCTACCATCCGCAAGTTTTAATTTACCCGTATTGTATTTGTGTTTTCTCATTTGGCCTTTTTTATTTCTATGGGGGAAATACCATGGAGCTTTGCCTGGTTTAGCACCACCCTCAACAAACTGCCCATATATAGGTGTTTTATTTGTTATAACCAATCCAGCCAAAGTTTTAGAACCTCCAAACCGTAATCGTTTTGCTCTCCACTGGGATGCAAAATAACCGGAATCTTTAGGGGAGTGTTTACGCAACTCTCTCAATACAAAGGATTCATTTTTATACAAAGCTTTTTGGGAAAATGTACGAATACGATCCCCCATCTTTCTAAGCTTTGCTAAAAAATTTTTTAAATCCATTTTCAATTATCCCTTAACAACAGTGTGTAAAGAACTCCCATTGGATCAAGTTCCTGCCCTTCAACCGTATATTTTACTCCATCAAAAGTACAATGACTTTTAACATTCATTTCTAAAGTAATATCTTCGGCAGGGATTAATCCCTTTATATCAGTTGGTTGGATCAATTTTGAAAATGTCAGTAATTCAACATCTTTTTCTGTAAACCTCTCAAAAATACAACGCACATCAATTGAGGTTTCTGTTATATCATCAAAGCCGTTATCAACCACCAACGTATAGGTGCCGGTATGAACAGCTTCATTAAACACGTTAAAAAGGGTATTTATGCCCTTAATAAAGATGTTTTTAAGATTAGCCATATTAAGCCCTCAAAAGCCTAACGACACCACCCCCACCAAGAAGATATAAATCAGACAAAACTCTATATACTTTTTCGGGGATAGCCTCTTTTGCCGTGGAATCAAATCCCGGCATACCGGCTTTTATCATTAATGATCCAGCACGTAATTGATCAATGCCGGATAAAGGATCATCAATGGTTCTGTCTTCCTCAAGAGAAGAAAGAGCAAGTTCATAAACAGCAACTTTCACCTCATTTGGAATAACACCATCATCAATTTCAGTTCCATCTTTACGAATAACATCGGTTCTGGGCCAAAGCATATTTTGAGTCGTGGATGCACGATACCCTTTCCAATTTATATACCAATCCAACATTTGGGAGGAAGTTATCAATATTTGATCTTTTTCTTCAAAATCCTCCCAGTCAGAAGCATGCGCTCGATCAAGGAAATACACATTTGCTTCTGACTGTAAGACATAACTATTGGCATCCGTGGCTCCTATTGTTGCAATTAAAGCCATTTAAAATCTCCTTATTTCTTTTTAAGGATTTTACGGATTTTTTTCGGTTTGGTAGGAACCGGAGCCTCTTTATCAGCAAGTTCCTGTGCTTCGGCAGCATCAATTTTGACCTGTTTTCCTTCCTCTGGTTCTACTTCTGGTTTAGTGCGACTCCAACCTGCATCCAAAAGAATTTTCACTTGATCTTTATCGGCAAATTGTATTGTCCTACGACCATCTTTGTAAAATTTCATAACAACTCTCCTTAGCTACTTATTAAATTAATAGATTAAAAAAAACCTATTAGGCTGTTTTGTCACCAATAAGAGTGATACGTCTTGGATCGAGGGCAAAAGCACCAACAAGTAAATCAAGAGACATGGTGGTTTTCTTGGAAGACAAATCATAACCCTTAACGATACGAATACTAACCCCGTTATTGGATGCAGTTGCAGCGACCCGATCTTCTGGAAGATCAAGCATTGGAAATGCAACAGCCAGGGAACGATCATCCATAATAACCCCATGATGATTGGTATCTTTACCAGCAGCAAGAATTGTAACAGCCGCCCCATCAGTAATAATTTCAGTGATCGGATCAGCAAGCGTAATTTCAGTTAAACCGGAAGCAGTTGCATCAGTCAGAGTTGAAATCAGTGGACGTTTACATCCTGCAATTACCAACCTATCTCCAGCAACAAGAGTGGAAGTACTGGGATCATCAATAGTAAGAATTTTATCACCGATGAGATTTTTGGTTCCGGATGCATTATCAACAGTAGTGGAAGCGGTACCTCTGGTTTCAGCAGCATCAGTAGGGAATGCAATACTGGCATAAAAATCCATACCCATTACACGACCCATATCCGCATTTCTTAAGGTCAGTTCACCATCTCCACCACGAGTCTGGGATTGATTAAACCATGTCTGACCCAAAAGAACAGCCTCAATATCAAGATCGACCAAACAAAAACGATTCATAGCAAGTTGCTGTAATGTAGCCGCTTTTCTGGCAAGAGCGATATCAGCAGCCGTTTCAAAAAGACCAGTGCTATAGTAAGCCCCAGCAGCTTCAAGAAGTTTGGTACCAATATGTAGATCAACTTTTTCAGCCAGTTTATAAGTGGCCGGACGGATAACCTGATCAACAAACGAATCAAGATCAAGAGACTGCTCTCTAGCAGTAACTTCAACGGAAATATCATAGTGTTTTTCGATTTCCATCGGACGGGTGGATGAACTGATAGCCTGTGTAGAAATAGTTGAAGTGAACTCATCTACAGCATATTCTCCATGAGTCCTAAAAGAAACCGTATCACCAACTTTCCAACCATTTGCTTTGTCAGTGAAGTCACTTGTTTTGTCTTTAGCACAAAGAGGCGCGATCACAAGAGCATCCTCAAGATGTGTTAATGCTTCGGCAGCGATTATACTCGGATGTTCCCAAATATTAGCCATTTTATTTCTCCTTTTTAAGAATTAATTATATTCGTACTCCTTAAAAAGAAAGGAGCCGATAAAACATTTAGATTGTTTTACGGCCCCCAAGGCCCAAAACGACATTTCCCAAAAATGCCCAATACTTATATACTGGACATAATAAAAAAGAAATCCCTATTTGTCAATAACTATTTTAAAAATTCGTACTTTATTTTTCCACAATCATAAATCCTATAAATATAATTACTTCGTGTGTTTTCTAATTCGGATTTATTAGTATCAAAATTAGAAAATAACTTCTGTAATCTTTTTCTACGAAATCCAAATTTATGTTTTCGTTTGCCATTAATTATATAAGAATAGTCAATTAGAATTTCTTTTACTTTTTTAAATCCAAGTATAGAATATAATTTCCCTGAAAACATTGATAGATCAGCAAATGTATAAACAGATTGAAAAACAACATTCCGTTGAAAATGTTTAAATAATTTACTTGCTCCTCCAATTACTTGACTATTTAAACAAGTTGCAAATCGAACAAGATTAAATGACTCCTTATCCTTTTTAAAAGACATAACTTGCAAAAGTTCATCTTGATAAAACAACCCATAATGGATTGAACTTATTACATATCCTTGAATATGGTTTTTTATTAAAAATTTTTTTGCTATATTTTTATCAATTTGAATGCAAAAACATTTTCGGGCAAATATTTTAGATTCAATTTTATTTGTCACCATTCGTAAAATTGATTTAATAATTTCGTTTTTAAACTTCCAATCATCACTAAAAATATGAATTAATCGATATCCTTCTTTTTTGCATAAATCAGTCTTTGTTTTTAAATGATATTTATCAAAATTAGGAATTGCAGAAGAATGCCAATACAATCCATTATATTCAATCGCAATTTTAAAATCCGGTAATATGATATCTAATTCTTTTGGAGTAATAATATTTCGGTGGTTTGTTTCGACTATAACATTTAAAGATTGTAAAAAAGCAACTACTTCTGTTTCCTCTTTAGAAATTTTACCAACACATTTAGGGCAACCACATCCACGTAAATGCACTTCTGGAGATTGTAAATATTCCCCATGTTCGGGACAAACTATAATTGACTGTTTTTTAGATTTTGTATAACAAAATTTATCGTAAACAAATTTGTCTTTGTGTATTTTATTGGCTTGTTTAATAAATTCGTTAGAAGTTCGATTAAATCCAGCACACCTTGGACACCCATTTCCAGTTAAATGAGTCCGGGGAGTTTATTTAAATTCCCCATGCTCTTTACAAATAACAACAACTTTTTGACTATCCAATTTGTATTTAACTTTGGAATAATCATATAAATACCCATGAATCTTTTTAGCTTTCCTAATAAATTTAGAAGTACTATGTTTACATCTAATGGATGTTTGTTCCCCTTTACATATAGGGCAACCTTTACCACTAATATGATTTGAAGCTAATTGAAAAAATTCTCCATGTTTAGGACAAATTACACTAATTTGGCTATTCATTCCCAAATATATTGAATTTACATAGGAATAAAAATTAATATGTGCCTTATTTGCTTTTTGGATAAATTCTTGAATTGTTAATTTTGCAGGCATTTTAAATCTCCATTTAAAACTCATAAAATAAAGAGGGAAAATGATTGAGTATATCATTTTTCAGGAGCTACCCTATCCCTCTTTTAAAATTTTATTATACCATATTTTTAATACAAAAACTATGTTTATTTCTTTGCTGCTCGTAACCTTCTATACTCCACCATATTACCAGCATCAGCAGCAGCCTGTAATTTAGCCGTATAATCACTTTGACTACCAGGATCACCGCCATGCGCTCCGGCACCTTCTGAATTAGGCCAATAATGCGGAGAAGAATCTTTTAATCCTTCAATCCAATTTTTGGTTGTCAAAACTTTATCATCTTTTGTTTTAGCAAGTTTGCCTTCATTATCCCTTGCTTCAATTTGTTTATGTTCATCCAAAGAAAACACACTACGACCACGTAACAGCACATCGTCAATTGCTTCTGCTCGGATACCAGCTTTAATTGCTTCGGCTCGGATACCATCCTCAATAACTTTAGATTCATACAAATTTTGATACAAGGTCCCATTGGTTGTTGCTTCATTAAATTTACTATTCAATTCGGTCATAGCAGCCTCATAATCAGATTTAAGAGTAGACGTTTTTTTCTCAATCAAATCCTCAATGGTACCATCTTTAAGAAATTCAGCATCCTTATTTTTCTCATGGAATTCCAAGGCAGCTTTAGCAGCCTCAGGATCAATACCTTCAAAAAGCTTTGCGGCCTCCGAAAGAGCTTTCTTTTCATCCAAAATTTCGGCATTTTTAGTTTTTAACCCGGATACGGCATCCTCAACGGCTACCTTGTTTGCATTTTTAAGATTGACTGTTAACTCATCCACCTCAAGTTTATGAGCATTCTCAACCTTCTCTCTAACATCATTGTCCTCAATAAAACTAAAATCGGGCATTTTACTTCTCCTTAATTATGGAATCCTCAGGATTCCAGTTGTGGGATTCCCTGAATCCCGTTATAAATTAATCTTGATCTTCGGCACCCTCTGATACTTTTATACTTTTCTCAGAGGATGTTTTTTCAGTAATTATATCGCCATTATCATCCGTTATGGATGTTGTCCCTTCTGGTTGATTCTTTGGTTGATTTTCTTCAAGCAACATAAGATAATCCTCAAAACCAACTTTCTGATCAATTAACCCAGAATCAATAAGATATCTATGGATAACATTGAGTGGTATAACAGCAGTATTATAACCTTCAATAATTTCCTTAAGAATTGAAGAATCAGGAATATCTTGTGTGAGTGATGATGGGGCATCAAGGATTACATCTTCCTCATTATATCCAGCCCAACGACACATTAATTTTAAGCCCTCTTTCATGGCATTCATTGCAGCAAGATAAACAGAATAAATAGAGGCTGATTGAGTAGATTGACGAATTCTTAAAGCTTCAGCAGCCTCAACACCTTTACGAGCATCAAGAATAGCAACACCATGCCTGATAGCTTCTTCATAGAGGTCTTTTATATGGTCTTTGACATGTTTCAATGCTGCGGTATCGGTTTCAGTGTAAAAGATACGAGCTTGCTCATTTGGCAACACAATCATGACAGACGAACCGACCACATTTGGAAGATCAGCATCAATGGTTGCCCCAACAACACATAAAGTTGGATTACATGATAAGTATTCAGAATTGGCAAGATCAGCCTCTTTTCGATAAATTTGGATTGAGCAATTTGCCACTGATATTAATGGGATTGGTTGCATATCAAAACTGTTGTTTATTGACCCTGCAAGGAATAATGGGATCTCTTTAATTGACGAACCCATATATTTTGGCATCTTTGTAAATTCAGTCAAAAGCTTGGAACCATCATATAATTGGGATACATAATTATCCTTTTTATCCAAAGATAAAACTCTGTAGACATCATCAGTCTCATGGGAGAAGATATCATCCACCGCCGGAACTGTTTCCCTCATAACACCAAGTATTAAATTCTTTTCATCCTTAACGACAGCCGTTTTCCAATTAATGAATTCTTCGGCTTTATATTGTACAAATCTAAATTCATGTCTATCCGGTAGAACATCAACCAATAAGGGTACTCGACCAGTTTGAAATATCTCAATTACAACATCCAAAAATAACTGGGATATAGATAACCCATCCTTGGTTGCAGTTTTCAAAATATACTCAAGTTCTTTGGGGACATTAAATTCAGGTAATTTGGTAATAACAATGCCAAGCGCACCGGATAACGCATAGGCTGACACCAATGGAAAATGCGCTCGTTCCAAATAGGCATCATATGCCTCTGCAAATTGGCCTGTCATACCGGACGGTCTTGGTAAATAATCTGTTGTTTTCGCTTTGATTACATCTTCACCATCAACACAATCCCTCATACGTGTCCAGGATGCTTTAGTTTTCGCATAGTCTGGATGAACCGTATCCACAGTTGATGGATTAATTTTCTGATTAGGCATTTTTATTCTCCTATTTACGTTTTTTAGTGGCTCTTGTAAGTGGTGTTTTTCGATTACTGCGTGTAACTGGTTTGGATTTACGTGGGGCTTGTTTTTTTGGGGGAGCTTTACTGGCAACCTTTTTCATAGACTGAGCTTCTTTCTCTGATTGCTTTGCCATAACTTTTGCCTCTTTAACTGCTCCTTTCAATCTTACGGGAGTGTTTCTAATTTCTTCTGCTCTTGCCAAAGTTCTAGCGTCATCTTCCGTTGCCATTTTTTTCTTGTGCGACCATAGTTGACATTTTTGAATCTCCTTAATTTTAATTACGAACCTTCCTACGTGTCATCTGCATCATTTTTCTGGATAACAAGTATCTTAAACTATCACCACAATTCGAGATAATCACGCCATTACCCAATGCAAAAGTGTGTGTTTTAGGGACAGTCAAACAATATACATCTTTTCTTTTTTGTAGTAGTTCTACGGATATGATTTTTATTGCATAATTTTGTTCCACATTTACGTGAACAGGTTTTAATTTTAGCGTATTTATTGGTGGTAAATTTTGTGGAACATATTGGACAGATTCGTTCAACATTATCAATTCCTGATTTTCTTCGATAACTGGATTTACAATTGTTTGAACAAAAGGAATTAACATTTTTTCTTTTAGAATTGTGAATTTTTCCACAAAAGACACATTTTCGGACATAACTTCGATGAAGTGCCTCTTTAGTATCTTCATAATGCTTAGTATGCCATTTTTTACCCTCTGACCCTTTATGCCATTTTTTAGCTGCATCCTGAGCTTTTTTGGACCATGGACGGGGATTTTGTTCCATATGCATGGATTGGTGTCGGTCTGAGCGCAATAATTCCAAATCTTCATTTTGATTTTTGAATTTATCTGCTTCTTTATGGTGTACGTCATATCCTTTAGGAATTTCACCATTAAAGAATGTGTAAACTGTTTTATGTAATCTTTTCCCAGCGTGTTGAAAATATTCCCCACAAAGATAAAACCTCTCTCCATCAAACTCTTGAATTGTTTTTGATATAATTTTAACTCTTTCCATTTTGACTTCTCCTTTACTTTTGGTTTGCTTACGATACATAAAATATCAGAAAGCATCTGTGAAGTCAATTCTGAATAAATTTCAATTAATCCTTTTGTAGTTAAAAATTTTTGGTTTTCCGTACATTCAACAGAAAATCCATCCGAAAAAGTAACTTTAATTATTTTCGCCTTTTTTTGAGTTAATCGACAATTATAAAAATCAACAAATTCCCCATTAACAGTGAGTATTTTTCCTACTACATCAATAAATTCACCAATTAATTTTACGCCTTTATCTGTAATTATAGTAGTATCATATACCACACAGTGATCTTCATTATCGCTATCCACATCTTCGGGCTTTTTCTCATCCCTTTGCAACATTGGTATAGTACGCAAATGATGCCTAGCCGCTGCAAAAAAATATAAATGTGACGTCTCTAAAGTACTCTTTTTGGCAGCATTCAACATTTGACGAATCAAAGCCCACCCAGCAATACGTGAACCGGAACCTTTATAGGCTCTGGTCCAATGACACCCATGCAATGCTAAATTATTGGCAATAGATGATCCATCACGAACTTCCCAAATTGAGGTATCAGCCGGACCAACATAGCACTTTAAACCATACTCCGTTAATAATGCCTTGTCAACTGCTATAACTCTTTCAGCTATTTCTTGGGAAGTTGCTTGATCCCCTTCATTTACTTTTCCAGTCCATCCATAAATTTCCATTATGATGATCATTGAGCCTCTTGGGATATACGGAATACCTTCTCCATCAGGTTGTTCTCCATTTGCTTCAACTCCATAAGTAACAGACCAAGGTTTGGATGAACCCCAATCGAAGCTTCTATATAATCGCCATGATTTAGGAATCTTAAAAGGCTCCAAAACCTGCTTTTTCTTGTCCCAAACGTCTGTAAAGAATCCACCAATGATCAAATCCCACGACCCAAGTATCCAAGCATCACGCAACATTTTGTTTCCTTCTGTCAAAGCCAACAATTTTGCTTGATATGTGGGATCAGCATCCAATAAAACCTTATTTTCTTCCAAAGAACTCTGAATATGTGTCCGTTTCTGGCCTTGTTCATCCGTAAAAATCGTTCCAGGTGGTCCATGATCGATAAATCTTTCCTTAACCCACCCATTTCCAGGCCCAGATGGGTTGCAAGTTGATCTATATTTCTTTGGGACATCTTTATTAGATGACCTATTACAGGACATTAACTTCAAATAAAGATCAGAAAAAGGCCAATTTGTTAATTCTTCCCACCCTATCCAAGGATACTCATGACCATGATACTGCCAATAATCATCCAAAGTACGTGCATAACTCAATTTTAGGATTTCTCCAGCTTCAAATGTCCACACTTTTTTAGAATTATTGTATTTAGCACTCGGAAATATCTGAGGAATCCACTTTTTAGTCTTGGCAATGACATCCTCTAACTCAGTTGTAGCCTCCCGAAGCATCAAACCTCTCCAATCGGGTCCAAGACCAGTACCAACATCCTGTAAATAATCCATTAATAGAACATCAGTTTTACCACCGCCTCTGTTACCATGCAATAAACATTCCCATATGGGGCAAGAAAGAAAGTTTTTCTGTGAACCGGGATAAGGTTTCCAAATATCATTACGTTTTTTTAACATTCTATTACCACTCCACAATGATCATTCTCCCGTTCTTCTTCAATATGCCGTATCTTGATTTCTTTTCCCAATTTAGGTAATAATCTCGAATTGGCTTGTTGACGTTCTTTACTTGAAGATCGTTTACGTCTACTTGGTAATAACCTACTGATTATATTAGCCTTTTTAATTGTTTCTTTCCCATTATTATCTTTCCGAGTTTTCATTATTTTTAACAATTTGGCTCGGCTCTTTGGATCATTCCATCGTTTCTTCATGGCATTGCTATAATTTCTCCGAGTCGCATCATCAAAATTATCATGGAAGGTGCAAACTTTCTTTGCAACTATATCTGGATCATGCATTGGTTTATTTTTCCTTTTCAATGCACTTGCTGACATTTTACGTCTGGTGGAAGAACTAATTTTTATCAAAATTTGCCGCCCATTCTGATTCAGTTACTTTTTCAGGGACAACCAAGACTCCATGGATATTCTGATTCATATTAAAGTTCTTGCTCTCAATTTTATCAGAATATCCTAATTTATTCCCCGTTAAGAATTTAAATAAAGTTGTATTGAATCCTCTTTTACTTAATCCATCTTTACCTTTCTTTAAATACCAAGCCTCATGCAATACCTGTCCAACTTCATACGCAGTCATGAATTCTTGGTATGTTTCTGCCCATCTTTCCAATGTCGGTATCCCTACTTCAAACTCCGCAGCAATTTCAACCGGTGACATGCCTTCTCGACTCAATTCAATATACTTGATCGGATGAACACCGGGTTTAAACTTTGTCCCATTTACTACTTCCATTGTCTCTGCTGGACTCAAAGCCAAAGAAGGATCATACTTTAATCCTCCATGCTTTTCACACAGGGTACTTTTTCCTACTGCATTCCTTCCACATCTTTTCCCATCTATGTAAAATGTGCATTTCTGTTTTTTAAATTTCCGTTTTCCTTTATATTTAATCTTGAGTTTTTTCTGTCTCGTTAATGGCATATCAATATACCTCCTAAATAGATTCCATTAAATAGATTCCATTAATTGCTTATATTTCCTGTAATCCTTTTTCACAAGCAAATCCTTGAACATTTTATCTGAAACAAAATCTGATAATCCTTTTCCATCTGCATGCGTCCAATCATTCAATGTTTCGTATATAAAGTCGGTTACTATTCCTTCTATTCTATCATGTAATCCTGCTTTCTTCTCAAAGGAAAAGTTCCGGGTACCAAATAAAATCCAAATGATAACAATATTTTTACGGAGGGTCATTGATGTGACTTTCCCTTCGGGGTATTCATTGCTGTATACTCTAAGACTGAACCGGAGAGTATTTGTTTTCAACGTCTGTCTTTGTTTCTTTTCTAATCTTACCATTTCTGTATTTCCCCTATGAGTTTCTCCTATGAGTTTCTCCGTTCTTTCTTTATTTTTCCAATCCTGATCTTGTTGGGAGTATAAAACACAATTGTATAACATTCAAGGGTTAATTTGAAAAAAATTTATAGGGTAGGAGGGTAGGAGTATTATTGGGGGCGCTACACGGGGGGCAAGGGTGCTATAGTGCTATAGTGCTACAGTGATATTTTAAAAATTGGATTCCCTACAGGGGAAATACTACAGTGCTACAGTGATATTTTAAAAATTGGATTCCTTAAAGGAGGCCCTCCCCCCTCATCCTAAAAAAAGGAGTCGACAAAATGAATGGTATTCAGTAAATAAATAATTTGGCTG